TGTGGAGGTAGCCAGTTGCAGCCATGTGGCAGCGAATTCAATGACCTGAGTGCAGAGCAGGAAGTCATCGAAGGTGTCCTGATTCATCAGGATGTACTTGATGGGGTAGCCTGCGGTCTTGGCTGCCTTCACGATGGTCTTGATGGTGGTGATAGGGACAGCAGTTGCACTGGTTGTCCACGGAATGGCAACCCCACTCTTGTGGGTGGTCGGGATGAGGAAGTCCACTGCGGTCTCGGTAACGATCCCTGCATTGTTGGTCTTGCTCAGGGAAACCACACCCTGCGAAACAGCCTGCAAAGCAAGCCACTCCAGACGGGCATTGACCCCCTTAAAGCAGAACTCCACATCGTTGAAGACCCAGTCCAGCAGGGCATTACCCCCGTCAACGGTCTGGGCATAGTTGAGTAACTGGAAGTACTCGTTCAGATCGGATTCCGATTTCTCCCTTGCGATGGCGATCTTGGGAATGTCTCCCGTCAGCCTCTCCACGATCTCCCTGGTCTTCCTGGGGGCTCTGGAGTCAAAGGCAATCACATCGGCAGCCACAGGCACACCCTGCTCTCCAGCAAGGGCTTTCCATGTCAGGGTTGGTGTGAATTTGAACGGAAAAAGAGTCGGAAAGTAGAACTCATTAAGGGTCATCTTGTTGAGGAATGCCTGCATCCCTTTCTCATTTAACCCCTGAATCAATGTTGCTTTCATATTTTATCCTCCTTATTGATTTATGGGTTAAACAAAGATGAAGTGGGGGAGTGCAGCCTTGACAGAGGCATTGTATGACGGTGCCACTGCGGTATTGACGGTGCCCCTGACGATGCAGTCCACGGTGGGATTGCTGTCAGCGACAATGTCAATGGCATGACCAGTGAGACCCACAGGGGTGTATTTGAACACCGAGTCTGAGGCAGATTCTGCCAGAGCCTCGAAGATCACATCGCCTGCGGTAAGGGCAACTCCCAGGGTGGTGCCGATGTTGACGGTGTCATAGTCGGCATTGGTGGTGACAATGGATGTGATGGCATAAGCAGCACCAGCCAAAAGGTCGGTGATGAAATCACCAACTATGAGGTTGTGCCCCTTGACCACCTTAAGTGCCGTAGCACTGTCGGTAGCATTTGCCTGCATCACTGCCTGCTTGACAACATGGAACAGCCCGTTGGTGTCCTTGCCTACAGGAGTCCCTGCAGGGAGGCTGGTCTGGGTCAGTTCAGTTGTTTCAATGCAGATACCACCAACCCAGTCCTCCAGCACCGTAAGGAACGGCAGCGGAAGGGCTGATTCAGTAGTCCTTGTATTTTGCATGGTTGAAATGGTTAAATATTAAACAATTAGAGTTTCTTTCCTCCCAGTCCAGCAGCGTCAGCCTTGGCAGGATCGGCAGGGAACTTGTTGTCAAGATAGGTCTTGACCCCTTCTGCCACTCCCTCCTTGTCTGTCTTTGTGGAAAGTACAGGTGGTCTTGCCTGCCCCAGTCCTTGGTCTGCCAAGTCCTGAGCATATCCTTTGTAACTTTCAGAAATCTCAGTGGCAAGTGCTGCGACCTCTGCGTCATCTTTGAATGTCCTGCCCTTGATGGCTGGGGTGTAGAATTTATCCGGCACCTCCAGTTCTTTCAGTTTGGCAATCAGGGTCTGCTGGTGCAGTTTGCCAATGTTCTCAGTCTTGAGAGCCTCCACTTGAGAGAGGAGGGTCTTGTTCTGGTCGATCATGGCTTGTGCCCATGCTGGAACATCATCAGGGTTGGGGTCATCGGTCTTTTTGGGAGCCTTCCCCTTCAGTTTGTCAACCTCAGCCTTGAGAGTGGTGTTCTCCTGCTGAAAGGCAGTCACCCTCCTGTCATTCTCAGATTGAAGTGTGGTCAAGAGTGGGAGTACACCATCCACAGCAGTGGCAATGTCCTCCTCCGTTGTCACAGTTGCAGCCAACCACGCAGCCACCCCTGTCAGAACCTCATTTGCCACCCCTGCAGCCTTCGCTTTCAGTAGTGCCAAGATTTTCTCTTTCATGGATTTTGAATTTTGATGAATAATGGATGAACAAATGTAAGCAGTCAGGGGCATACCAGCCCCTGTTTTGCCCCAGAAAAGTTATAGACAACGCCAAGCCCCACTCTTGACCCATCAACGGCACAGTGGGGCTGTTTTGCAGCCACAGGGGCAAATTATCCCTCTTGCATTCCTGCAGGTTTCGATTTACCTTTGCCCGATTAAACTTTACCGACCTATGAGCCAGTACTTCCAGCCATACCTGTATTTCAATGGGGAGAAAAGCAATCCCTTTGATGCCACCACCCAGAACCCACAGTCCCTGTTCTGGAACTATGAGGAGTCCTTTGACACCATGTTTAAGAGGGGGGATTTCGATCTGGAGAACTGGGAGCATATTGCCCCAGATGATGCGTCTTTAAAAGACCTCAAGGGAGTGCTGGCAGCAAAGGACAAAGAGGAACTCTTTAAACTGTTCATGTTCCACATCCTGATGGTGCACCTTCCGGACAAGGCTGAGGAGCCCACCTCCGACAGGTTCCTTAAATTATATCACGAAAGCAAGCCTTAGAAGGACTGCTGGGCAACCACCTCCACATCGATGTAGTACCTACTTCCGACCTTTTCGATCTTGGTGATCCGGAGGGTGGTTCCACGCTGCAAGATCATCTCCATTTCAGAACGCAGCAGCCTCTGTTGCTTAACTCCATCCCAAACCTTGTACTCCATATGACCACCATATTTGCTCCATGGCTCTGCGTAGGTCATTTTGGTTCCCTTGGGGGCATAGATGTTCAGCAAGACCTCCCCAGATGTGAACCCTGAATCCTTAGCAACAGAGCAGGACATGAAGGCACTATCGGAAAACTCACTCCCCACCAGTTTCTGCAGTTGAGCCTCAGTCATTGATCGGAGGTTCTTGCCCAGCATAGTGCCAAGGTTGTCCAGATCAAGACCACCTCTTTGCAGCCAGCAATCGAAGTCATAGCGGCACTTCTCCAGCCATTCCGTTAAAGCCTTGATCTTCTTTGCGGCACCCTCAAAATTGAGGCTGACATTGCCGATTCCTTTGAATTCATACCATGTCCCAGCAAAGCCCCTCAATGGTCTGTTGAACTTGCCGCTGCCCCCCGTATAAGCAAGCCCAGCCTCCCTCTCTTCTGCAGTTGCACTTAACCACTGCCTTGATGATTGGGATCGGTATTTCCTGTCTGCGACAATTCTGCTGTCTGTCCAGTGGGCAGCATCCTTCCTTGCCTTTGTGTATGCACTGGCTTTGCCGACATCGGACTCTATTGCCGCTTGAGTGTTCTTAATGGTCGGGATGACGGGCTCCACCTTGACCTTTGTCCTCTTGTCCTTGAGGTACTTCAGGTTTGTATACTTGGCATTGACCTGCTTGGCGGCAAACTGGAGGTCTTTTATCGGGGCATCGGCAGCCAGTTTGGTCTTTAAATCATTGATAAAGTCCTTCAACATGGGGCTGGCTGAGGTTTGGGAGAATGCCAGTGCATCCTTTACGGAGTCCTCAACTGCTTTCTTTTCTGCGGCATACATGGTCTTTTTGTACTCTTCCTTTGCAACACCCAGTTGCTTTTTGTATGCATCCTGTGCCAGTTTCCATGTGGGCTTGGCTTTCATTTGCTCCACATATTTGATCTCATAGTCAAATTTCTGGATCATCTTGTTGATATCGTAGCCCTGACTCTTCCAGTATGTGATCTTGCTCTTGACATAGTTGTAGGTTGCCTTGACCTCCTCCAGCCCGAACTGCTGAACTGCAGCCTTGACATCGGGGAACAGGTCACCCATCTGGTTAATTGCCCGTCTTTCATCCCACCTCTTCTTGATTTCAGCCTTGTGCCGGAGGACTTCCATCTGCTTGTCAAAGTAGGTCTTGTTGGTGCCTGCCTTGAGCCTCAGTTTGATATCCTTAGCCATTGCCCTGATGGCAGGGCTGTCATAGAAGGTCGCATCGATGCTCTTTAACTCCTCAAGGAATGGCTTTTTATCGAACTTCTTTGCATTGGCTGCTCTCCTTGCATCCCACTTCTTCTTGACGGTGACCTTGCGATCCAGTTTGGAGAGCATTGCCCCGATCTCCTTCTTGCTCTTTCCGGAGGAGATGGCAGCCAGAATGTCGGATGAGTATTTGTCAATGGAAGGCACCGTTGTCCCATATTGTTTGATGGCTTGGTCAATCTTTGCCTGCCACTTCTTGATATCAGCCTCTGCTGCAGCCTTAATATCCTTCACTGGGGCTGTTTTAGGCTCTACGGGGGGCTTTACTGTGATGGGTGGCACTGGTGTAGGTGCTGCCAATGGAATGCTGAATTTGGGGGCTTTTACAGCCAGCCCACCAGCCAGATTGCCCCCTTTGAAGTTGTCCCTGATCCAGTATGGTTGCTGTTTCCAGCCTTGGCTCCTCTTGAGGTTGTTCTGTACCCAGTTATCAAACCCACTGGGTGGATCGGTCACAGTCTTGGGGCTCACATACCCAGACACATCCTCCCCAGCAAGCATCTTGTCCTCAACGGCATCGAATTCATCCTGATCCATGAGAATCTGTGTGGTGTAGCACCTGCACTGGGGATGCCAGCCCCCGAATTTGAAGGTCTTAGGGTACTTCCCCTTGAGTTCATCGCACACATCAGTGAAGGGCACCCCATTGAGGGTGTGGTTGTTGCTCAAGTGCACCTCAAAGCCCACCACAAAGTCCAGTTGATTGGTTCTGTAGAAGTCTGAGTACCTGTAGGCAAGGTTGTGCTCTGTCCTTGCCAGCCTCATGGCATTCTTGTAGGAGGATCGATACACCCCCTGACCGGGGTGGTAGGCTTTGGCAGCCTTAGACAACTGCAGGTTCCCCTTGGCATCCCTGACCCTTCGGAACAGTTTATCCGGATTGTTGAGGTACTTGCGGACATCCTGAGAGAGTAACTGGGCACTCTTGCCGTCATACAGGCTCATGTCGATTGCCATCTCAAGGCTTGCCTTCTGTTCATTGGCTAACTTCCAGACCCTGTCTGAGAGGCTCATTCCAGCCTCCTTTCGCACCTTAAAGGCATCCAGAGCATCCTGATTATGCTGCATCCACTCCGCTGGGGGCTTGCCTTTGCCCTTTGTCCAGCCCTTGACCAGATTGTCGTTCTTTACATTGGCTTCGAACCACTCCGTATCGATGCCAGTTTCAATAATAGCCTGCGTCTGGTCGTGCAGTTTCGCCATCCATTTGTCCATGGTGGCTTTGGTCTGGGGGTAGTTGGTCACATTGAATGGCTTGTCAGGGTCATACCCTTTGACAGTCTGTGCCATGTTGGCTCCTTCCTGCAGTGCCTGCTGCCAGAGCCTCCTGATCTTGGTGAGATAACCAATGACCCTTAACTTATGTGCCTCCTCCGCTGGGGTCATCGTACTGATGGATTACACAGTCGGGGCACCAATGTCGATCTGGGACTCTCTGTCGGTCTCAGCGGTGATCTGGGCTACCTCAGCCTCCACATCATCGACCAGACCACTCATTTCCACTGAGGTTTTCTGGCTCATGATGGGCTTGTTGCCGTTGGCTGTGACCAGCGTCTCCACCATGGTCTTGAAATCATCGACCATGAACGGGGTTACATCGGGGACAATCTCCAATGTGATCTCCTTGGCAAGGGATGTGTTCATCTGGGCAATAAATGCCTTGATCAGGTTGACCCTCCGCTGCAGGAATTCATCAAATGTCTCCAGTTTCTCCTGTACCTTGAGGTGGGCATCCAAAAACATCAGTTTCAGAGCCACTCCAGACACTGCCCCCACCCCCTTAAGGCTCTCAAAGGAGATGTCTGGGGTCTGGGAGATGGTGTAGATCATGTTAAGCAGGTTGCTGATCTCCAGTTTGACCGATTCGGGGGCATTCTGCCATGACAGGTACTCCGCTGTTGCCCCATCTTCCCCCTCAATGATGGCTCCGGACTCCCCCTTCTGGGAGAACCCTGTGATTTCACCAGTGACAAATATCTTAGGGGAGGCATGGTAGTCGTTAGTGTCGGCAAAGTTGGAGAGCAGTTTCTCCAGCCTGTTGATCAAGCCCTGCACATCAGACCACTCTGTGGTGTCCTGTGAGCCATAAATGACAGGTATTTTGCCCAGCACAGACTTGACAGTCTGGACAATAACCCAGCCTTCCTTCTCCTCTTTGAATTGGATGTAGGTGTCGGCAGTCCATGTGTCCATGTAGTTGACATCATTCTCCCCTTCTTTGACCACATACCCTCTGGAGAACGCCACCATATCCCCCAATGCATCAAACATGGGATAAAGACTGTCCCCATCCAGAGGGGAGAACAGGCTCACCCTCATCTTAAACTTGCTGGGGAATCCATAATATTCGTTAACCTCCTCCACAGGGTACCAGTACTCCGCTGCCTCTGTGGACTTGAACATCTCCTTGGCAAGCCTTCGGTTGAAGGAGTTGATCTTGACCTTGGCTTGGATTGCCTTCACAGCCTCATAGATGAGTTTCTGGTTGGGTGTTTCTGCCTTGGCTTGATACTTTACAGGGTTGCCAAAGAGGAATGCCACTGCCCTCTTGACAATGAGTTTCTGGAGGGCAAGAGCCACCCTGCCTACCAGTTCCGTTCTGGTGACATTGCCAGAGGCATCCTTGATGAGTTTGTCAGGTCGCTTGGTGGTGTCCATGATGTCATGTCCTGCAGGGTCATGCTGTTTGCTGATTGTGGCGATATCAGGGGCTGTGGTGAGCCTCTTCTGCAGTTCTTTGACCTGTTCTGTTGGGCTGCCGAGAGCCATAATTTCCTCTATTGTCATCGCTGTATGGGATTAGTGAAAGATTGACGATAATTCCTGCTTTGTTTTCTCCTTTTTGCCCAGCAGTTCCATGTAGACCACATACCGGATGGCATCCATGGAGTGGTTCTTCTCCTCTATGGGCTCATTGATATACTTTCCGTTCTTGTCCTGCTGATAGGTGTAGTTTCTGAACTCCTTGATGGTGTTGATCGACCTCTCCGTCACATAGATTTTGAGGGATTGCACCTTCTGGATGCCTGCCATGACCGATCCTGCTGGCTTTTTGGCTGGGTGTATGTTGAACCCAGCATTGTATATCTCATCGATCATCCTTGGATCGGCACTCTCCGACCATATTTTGAAGGCTGGGAGCCTTTTGAAGGTCTTAATGATGTCCCCTGTGAGTTGGTGGGTCAGGTAACAGTGCTCATCCACCCAGATACTGTCATCCCTCATGCCAACCTCAAGGATGGCGGTCACATCTACCGAGTACCCTAAGTCCATGCCGTAGTACCTCCGCTTGATTTCTGGGGGAATGAACTCCACAAGGGTGATCTTTGGGTAGATCAAGCCCTCAATGATTGCCCTGATGCCCTTGCCGTAGATATCCCACTTGTTCTTGTTGGCTGTACCTCTGGCATAGTTCTCTGGGGTGGGCTCATAGGACATGATCTTCTTGACCACATTTTCTGGGGCAAATGGGTTATCTATGACGGTGCTGGTGATCAATTTGCAGCCATCCCTCATCTCCTCATGCACGATCCAGTGGTCATCAGTGACATTTGGGTTGTAATCCAGCACCATAAAGCCAGCACACCTCATCTCCAACTGGTCAAAGTCCTCCTTTGTTGCCTCATTTGCCTCATTGATCCAGACACCATCGGAGGTAAAGCCATGGATTCTCTGGGGGTCATCCAACCCTCCAAACCAGAACTCCACATTCCTGTACCTGAGGATGCCCTTGTTGTCATTGTAGGTGCACTCTTGGTATGCCCCCATGTCTGTAGCCACCTTTATGAAGTCAAACAGGGTGGTAGCCCTGCACCATGTGGCTTTCTTTCGCATGACGGGCACCCTCTTGAGTTCATTCTGGTAGAATGCCCATGTCAGCCAGAACTGGATGATGCTGGTGGTCTTGGATGATCTGGCACCTCCCCTATGGACAAAGAGGTTATAAAGCCCTTCGTTAAAAGCCCCAACCTGCTGCTCATATATGGAGGTGGCATACATTATTCACCTTTCTCACTGGAGGGCTTGTAGACGGGCAGAACGCCCGTAAAGGGCTCAATTGGCTTGTTACCTGAGGTCACATCAAGGCTGTCCCCATACCCCCTGCCCTTGCCCTTGGCTTTGAGGTAGATATCCGCTGCCCTCAGGGCTGTCTTCCTGTCGGGACTCCGCATGATGTTGATCAGGGTCTCCTCTGCCACATCCAGATTCTCCTCTTGGATGTCCAGTTCTTCCTCAGTGAACTTCTTAGCCCTCTGGGACACTGCCTGTCTGGTGTAGGGAAAGCCAAACTTCTCTGTGATTGCCCTTGCAGTACGGGCATATATCCCACCGTTGGCTCTGAGCATGGTGAGGAACTTTTTGTCCGATATCTTCCTGACGGTCTTTGCCATAATCGTAAATTTAAAGCAATGTTTTCATGCCACTCCATTCAAAGGAAAACCCCATCGTGTGGGGAATTGAGTGCAACTGGCTGGTTTTGTGGTGTCTTTTCATTTCTGGTATGCTTTTAGACACAAAAAGGGCATTACAGCCCTCACTTCATTGGTTTACCGTTCTTTTTGATCTCCAGATTGGGGTCAAGTTTGAGCATTCTGTCGATAATGACCTGACAGTATTTGGGTTCTATCTCCATAGCGTAGCAGATTCTGTTGATCTGGTGAGCAGCGACCATGTTGATCCGCTGCCAGCGAAGATGTCCTGCACGATGTTGTTGTTACCGGAGGAGTTGTTGATTGCCCTTCCACAGAGTTCAATGGGTTTCATGGTGGGGTGCTCAGGGGAGGATTTGGGTCTGTCAACCTCCCAGATGTCGCTTTGTTTCCGGTCTCCGCACCAGAATTTGGTCACCCCCTTCTTCCATCCGTAGAGAATGGGCTCGTACTGCCGCTGGTAGTCACTCATTCCCAGCACAAAGGTGTCCTTCTTCCAGATGATGAATGTCGACCAGATCCCACCGAGTTCAATAAAGATGTTCTGGTTGGAGTACATCTCCTTGTTGCTCATGCAGATGTAAATTGCTCCTTGGCAGGTTTTGAGAATGTTCTTGAGGTAGGATGTCACGAAGGCAGTCCAGTCCTCAGTGGAGAGGTTGTCGTTGGTGATTGCCTCTGGGTTGGAATTGTCCTCCCCCTTTTTGGTTCGTTTCCACGATGGGTGGTTCTTTACGGAGCCATAGTTAACATTGTAGGGGGGATCGGTGAAGACCATGTCTGCCTTTTTGCCATCCATCCTCTGGACATCTTCTATCTTGGTGGCATCGCCACAGAGGAGCCTGTGCTGCCCGATTTCGATCAGATCGCCAAGGACAATGTCTGTCTTGACCTCATCCGGCATCTCAAATTCGTCATCCTTGACCTTCACTTCGGGGTCAAAGGCTGGGGGCAAGCCCCACTCCTCCAGAGGCTGGGTGTTCCAGTCATCGGAGTGCAAGATGTCCCAGTCCCACTGCCCGTTGCTGATATTGTCCCTGATGGCGATCTCCTTCTCCCTCTCCTCTGTGAGCCCCTGCATGAGAAATGTGGGCACCTCCTTGATCTTGAGGTAGGCTGCAGCGTCATACCTCTGGTTGCCAGCGATAATGACCAGTTCGCCAGTCCTGTCGGACAGGATCAGGGGTCTGCCTTCAAAATAGTCAGGGTTCTTCTTGATGGATGCGACCAGAGTTTTGAAGTCATCGTCATCGATGAATCGGGGATTGCTGGGGTGCTTTTTGAGGGTCTTGAGAGACCTGTAGGCATAGACGCCATGTTTGAGTTTCAGTTGCTCCATACTGTTGTGTTGAATGGCAAAGTTAGAGGAACAGCCTCTAATTTCCCTGCCTATTTTATAACTTTTTTTATACCCTGAGGGAGGGTTACCCTTGAGGGGTATTTGCCCCTTTTTGCCCGATTTCAGCCCCTGTGTGAGGCTTTGCCTTAGAAGTAGGACTTGGGCTCAACTCTGCAAATGCCAGCCTTGTTTCCTCTGTCATTGGCACCACTGGAATGCCCAACTCAACAGCCAATGCAACCTCATGCCTCATGCCCACACTGATGCGATCACCGTAAAGCCTGACCTCATCGATAAATCCCCTCCGCATCAGGGCATGATCATTGCGAATGCCTCTCTCTCTCTCTTCTTTGATATCATCATCCAAGCAGAAACAGTCAAAGAAGTAGTGAGCAAATGGCACTGTGTCTGGCTCTTCCAGATTGATCTGCCTGCCGATCATCATGATGCGTTTCAGGTTTCCTTTGATATCTCCCCCGATGGGGTGTGCAATATATGCTACTTTCATTTTTCATTGGATTTAGCCCCTGCCTTGGGGCTGGTGTGCCCCTCTTTTGGGGGAATGATGAAACCCACCCCCTGCCTCTCATCAGGAAAAGCCGCCCAGCCGTTCATGGAAAAGCATGGCAGGAGAGTGGGTCTTTTTCATTTGACCAGTTCGATGTGTGGTCTGTCATCAAAGGATTGATCGATCAGGATTTCACCATCCATGTCCCAGTTGCCACCCCATCGGAGGTGGTGGTTGGTTGATCCTTGATTGTAGAGCATCTCCGACACAGCATGGAAGATGCCAGCCAGATAGGAGAGGGTCTCAAGGTCATAGTTTGCCTTGCCCCCAATGAAGGGGTAAATATCAGCAGCCATGGAGGGTTTCTCATTGTGCTTGCCCAGAGTGGTCACGCCATCAATCTTGCTCTTGCCCTCTTTGAAGTACCTCTGCTGATCTTCCACCGACCTGTACCCCTCAGCCACCCCGAAGTCCACATCGGACACCTTGAGGGCTGTCTGTAAGATTTTCACCAGATCTGGGTGGCAAGTTGCGATCCTGCCAGCACTGGCAGTTCCAAAAATGTAGGTGCTCATGGCTCTGGGGTGATTATCCTGTCAATCTCAGCAGCGAGTAAGGCACCAGCGATGATGAGTCTGTCCCTGTAGGACTTACCCAGCATCTTGAGCCATAAGGTTCTGTCCCATCCCGATGGGCAGCAGTAGTTGTTCCCCTCTCTTGCAAAGGCAAATGGGTTAGGTGCTATCAGCAGGGCAGCAGCGTAGGAGAGTTGACCTTCATGATTAAATCCCTTGTCATATCTCACTGTCCTGTGGTGCTTGTGAATCTGCTCTACCCTCTCCATAGCGATCAGGGAGACCCCTGAGGTAAGGGTGTCGACAGGCATGGCAGACTGGAACTGCTCCCTCAGGGCATTCAGTTCATCGACCATCGTCTTTTCAGTGTAGTCCTCCAGTAGGGAGGCTCCGATCTTGTCCCATGATACCCACATCTCCTTGCCCATCACATTGCCCGTCTTGAGTTTCGCTGGGACATTGGTATGCAACACCACCCCTTCTGGAGTTGGGTTGCTGAATCCGATGATGATCACCTCTGCTTTCATGGCTTGAGGCTGAATTGATCACAGGAATTGACCATCCATACTATCTTCTTGAGCACAGGGCAGTTGCCCTGCAGCCTTGAGATGGAGTTGTCTCCCCTCTTGAGGGGCAGGATGTTTGCACAGTATCGGCACTGGTACTTGCCCTTGGGAACCTCCTCTTTGGGAGTCGGGGTGTTCTCCTTAGCCTCTGGTGGAGGTGTGGGTGCCTTGGCTGGTTTCTGCTGGGGAATCTTGGGCTTTCCAGTCCCCTGCGATTGCTTTTTTGCTGTCATAGTTTGTTGTATTTGGGGTTAAAGTGTCATTTGATTCCTTTCGCACCGTTGGCGATCTGCCCCTTGATAACCTCAAGGTTGTCAGCGATGTACCTTTTCAGATGCCCGTTGACCTTGTTGTTTTCATAAAGCCAGAGCAGGTAGTCTGGGGGAACCTCCCCCAGCGGTTTGCCCTCATGCATCCCCCAAGGCATGGGGGACTCATCGGTCAGAGCCTTGGGCTTGGGATTGTCTTGTGGTGCCCCCTCTGAGAGGGCTTGCTGGAGTCTCCTGTGGATGGGAGAGAGGGGGTGGATTGCCACCCCATCCATCAACAGCCTGTCCATTTCTTTCGCCACCTCTATCAGGCTCATATCTGCTGCCCCTCCACAATTACCAAAGCCTTGATGGCATTTGCCTTGATGCTCCGGATGATGTCCAGACAGTCCTGCTTATTTATGTAGGACTCCGATCCACTGGTGGCTACCACCTTGCCGTTCTTGGCGATGAGGCTCCACATCCACTCCCATCTCATGGACTTGATTTTGAAAACTCTCCTGACCTTAAATTTCATTTTGTGCTCCTTTCTTTGTTAGTTTAAACTATTTCTCCTTTTTGGAGGTGATCATCAGTTCCTTTTTCAGTTGGTTCTTGATCTCCTTATCGGGATGCCCTTGGCAGCCCTTCTCAGGGTCAAAATTGCTGCATTTGCCCACTGGGATGAGTGTCCATCCCTTCAATAGCATATCGCCAAGATGTGTCCTGACTTCCTGATCGGATGCCGGAGAGCCATCGTCTTTGGTCATCATCCCCTCCATGCTCTCTGTCCCAGCCTCTCTCAGGAGTTTTGCGATATTTACGCTGAGGTGTCTTTTCATGGCTTTATAGTGTGAAATCCATGGCTACATCTGCCACAGGGTGGTTCATAACTGAGGTCATGCCGATATGCTGGCAGACGCTGGGGGTGATGCAGATCATTTTTCCATGTACCCTTGTGACAGTTTGCACCATCCTCCAGTCCCACATGGCATCGATCAGGTTGGGCTTGATGTGCCTTTTGTATGCCTCTAAAGTGCAGCAGAGGTTGCCCCCTCCAATGCTCTGTTTGATTGCATATCCATCCTTTTGAGTGAGGATGGGGTGGGAGGTGGCATTGAATCCAGTGATGATGGTGTCAGGGGAGCCTACCTGAGCCAGCAAGTCCCACAAACTACAAAGGAACTGTGGCTTTACCAGAAAATCACTATCAAGAGTCACAATGGACTCTGGGGGGTGGTTGAAGTCAACCAAAGCCCCCTCAATGCCCCTCAGCAGATTGCCTGCCACCCCAATGTTCTTACCGGATCGGAACTCCGACAGGTAGTGTTTGATTTTGAACTGCTGGCAGAGTTGCTCCACCCTTGGGTCAGTGGAACCATCGTCTGCCATGATAACCAAAACCTCCCCACAGTGCCCTTCTATTGCCCGTAGCAGGCTGTTTAAGGTCTTGTCAAGGTAGGTGGGTCTGTTGTATATCGGAATAACCAGAAGGTGCATGGCTCAAAAGAGGTAAATTGCAACATAATCATCCCAGAACATCAAGTTTGGCTTGTCAGCCAGAAATTCATCACAGGCTTTCTGGACTCCCACCAGTGGGGGGAACCCATAGTCATGAACGCAGACAATGGCTCCCTCTTGGAGCCTTGGGTAGACAGCCTCCCATGAGTCAAGGAGGCTCTGGTAAAAGTCCCCATCCAGAAATGCAAAGGAAATCCTGTCGGGATATTTCTGGTCTTTGAACCAGCCCTTGTGGATGGTCGGGATGGGCACATTGTACCTGTTGAAATAGTCCACCAGTTCCTGCACCTCTGCCCCCAAATGTCCAGTGTCTGCTGTCCTCTCTGGACTGTTGTCCTCAGGGGATGGGGCTGGGAGCCCCTCAAAGGAGTCGTATACATGGAGTCTCTTACTTGCACCCTTGATCTGGAGGATGCTCTGGGTGTAGATCGCCATGTTGCCCCTGTTACAGCCCAGTTCCACCACATCTCCAGCCACCCTCTTTTGAATTGTCCAGAGCAGGCATTCCTGCACCCTTCGGATGTGCTTTTCATTCAGCATCATGCTGTCCAGTGGGATTCTCTTGATCAGATTTTCAACTATTTGTGTCATAAGGTCAGTGGTTTTTTTGAAAAGACCGTTGAGTTGGGAATAAAGTCGGTGTAGTTGAACCTGTACCATGGGATATTCAGCCTCTCCCAGCCATAACAGACAGCCTCAGGCTCTGTGTCGTGCAGGATGATCACATCAGCATGATCGGCAGCCCAGTTGGCAATGTCCACCCTTGCATACTGGTGACCATCGATGAACACCAAGTCATAATGGTCATCCAGTGGGAGTTCCCTCCATAAGTCTTTGCCCAGTGCCATGTGAATCTTGGCTTGGGGGAATGTCTGCCGCACCCACTCCACATACTGGGGGTCATACTTGCCCTCTTCCCCCTGCTCCACAATGGTCAGGTCACCAAGTGTTGCCAGTATGGGTGTGGAGCACTCCCCACATCCGATCTCCAGCACACTCTTGATCTCTGACTGAGCAATCACATCCAATAGGAGGGGGATGTGGGAGCCATAACTGTTCATAAGGGGGGAGAAATGCCTCTTGGTGCCTAAATAGTAGCACACCACCCCTTGTCCTTTGCATTCTTTAATTTTACTCATATATCCAGTTGTTTCTGTAGAGGCTTTTCAAAAAGTAGTCTGAGTCTTTTTCTCTGGCTCTCAGGTAGATGTGTTTCTTAATGCCTGAGAACTCAGGGCAAGCCTCTATGAAGTTGGACAAAGCAGAATCGATGCAGTGGATTTCAGAGGCTCCCCTGATGATCTCATACCAGTCAAAGATAGAGAAATCATCTACCTGCCGCAATTTTATCTGGTTTGGAAATGAACAAGTTATGAACTGCCCCAGATGAGTGTCCTCTTGGGTTAGGATGTAATCCTTGCCTGAGGTGCCGACCACCTTGTCGTAGAGAGCCTCCTCCCTTCGGAAGTCCCGTCTCCACTCAAGGTTCCATCTTTTCTGCAGGTTGACCCCAGCAAGGTGATATTTTGCCTCCACAAATGAATAAAAGTCCTGCTGGTGCTTGTCCCACCATGCCTGCACTGGTGTCTCATACCATCCAAAGGAGAGATCAACCACATGGCTGACTTTCACTGGCTGGGTCACTGGGGTGACATAGTTGATGCCCCTGAACAAGTTGTGGTACTCCTTATTGCAGAGCCAGTACACCATCATGTTTTGGTCAGCATAGTGCTTGGCAATCGGCAGGCAGATCAGGATGTCCCCCACCCTGCCTTTCTGGATGATCATCACTGAGTGGAGGTAGAAGTTGTTAGCCTTTCTCCTTTGGTAGAGTTGGGCATCAAAGCCTGAGTCCTTTTCGTTTCTCTGGTAGAGTTCATCCCAAGGGGTGTCATGGTTGTAGGGATGCTGGTGCTCAATGATCACCTGCTTGAAATACTGCTCCTTGCCAAACATTCTGGTCACATCGGTGAACTCCGTATCGCACCACATAGTCCTGTAGGCTGGGTGGTAAATATATCCCCACCGTTGGTACCATTTCCTGCCCATGATGCTCAGGGTGTTGATAAAGTCTTTCTGGTGCCCATCCCAGTGGTGCAGCACCCCATCCAGATCAGGGAAGTGCTCCAGCATCTCCTCCCTGATGACGGTGTCCCATCCCTTAACCACCGGAATCATATCATCGGATGCCAGCACAAGGATGTCCCAGCCATCAGGGGGCACATCGGCATTGCAAGCCTCTATCTTGGTTCTGGAGTGCCCATAGTGGTACTCAAGGTCGGGGATATCATCCAAAACCTCCATGACTGATTTGTTGTTCATCTCAGGGTCATCCTCATCCATGGAGATCACAAACCTGATATTGTCGGGGTCATCTGCCATGCTGATGTAGAGCCCCAGCGTCTTAAAGAATTTATCCCTCCTGCTCCTGATAGGAAATTTCACAAGTATTTTCATGCTGTTCGTTTATTTGGTTGATCCTTTCAAAGTAAAATCTGCCATCCCATGGATGGACTTGTATGATGCCCAGCCCCTGCAGAACCATGCCCTTTGAGTGGGATGCAAACATCAACTGGTGGCTGGAGGCAAGGTTCTTGACCATCATTCTGAACCCATCGATCCCCCACTGCCCCTTGTAGTTGTTGCAATACCTGCAGGATGGCATCAGGTTGTCAATGTGGTGGATGTCCTCATAGATCAAGGAGCCATTCAGAGCCCTGCCAACAGCCCTCATGGAGCCCTGTGGCTTGGCATGATCGACCTGCATCTGCCTGACGGTGATCTCCCTGCCACAATAAGCACAGTGTCCCCCATATTTCTGGTGGACAGCCTGCCTGACCTTTTTGGAGAATGCCTTGCTCATTTGTAGCCCTTGTATTTCTCAATGATGGCGATCAATTCATACCTGTTCCACTTGAATCCACTGAGGTGGGAGAGCCTGTCCAGTTCTTCAACTCTCTCCTGCCCGATCCGTTTGATCAGGTTCTCTCTGTACCGGAGGAGGTTGCCTGAGGCAAAATAATTACAAGGCATACACTGCCCATGCACATTGTCCTCATTGAACCGGAGCCTTGGAACTGCCCCACCAGAGTAGAAATGCCCTGCCTGCAGGTATGTCCATGCCCCACAGGAGATGCAGGGCTGTCTGGTGTCCCTCTCCCTGATGTAGGCATTGAAATGCTTTGTTGCCTTCTTGATCAGGGCAGGAACGGTTGATTTCTGGTACTTTTGGATGGTCTTGGCATCCAGTTCAATATCTGCATTCATTCTCCAGTTGTTGCTTTTTATCCAGAACCTTACCCCAGAACCCATCAAAGTCTGTCCCGTTGATTGGGAAGATGCTGGATATCCGTGTCCTGTACTGTTTGTTGAATTTATGATTTGAGACCATCTGGGTCAAGCCATGGTAGAAATTGGAGGTATTTAGCCCCCCAAAGTGGATGGTGGTTTCCTTGATTTCATGTTTCAGTTCCAGCACAAAAAAGATGATCAAGAAGTGCCTTGCCTCCACAATGTCCCGTTTCCGGCACTTGCAGTAGACCTTCTCAATGGGTAGGCTAAAATGCTCGCTGACCGCTTGCACTATTGCTGATTCATTGGTTGATAGTTCCATAATTCACAAAATAAAGGAATTATTCACTCAATTTTACTCCTCCTTACCAATGGGGCACTCAGGCTTGGAGCACTGGTCGCTGGGATTGTTCCAGTGCCAGCACTTCAACCCTTGCCTCAAGGGGCAGGATTCAGCCCATACAGGGCACTGTGTCAGGTCTGGTTCTTCCACCCTGATCTTATAGAGGAGCCTTTCTCTCTCCTTTTGTTCTGGAGTCATCCTAATCCTCCTGAGTAAAGTAATCACACACATGGTTCACCCTGATATCTGTGGCTGGGGAGGCACCACATTTCCCCATCTTTCTGCACTTGAAATATGTATTGCTGAATTGCCTGATGCAGAGGTAAACACAATGCTTGCACCTCTCCTTGCTGCCCTTTTCAGCCTTTCTGTAGTGGGACAGCCTTGTCCATCTGGACATGATGGTGTCCCCCTTTTTGCTGGGCTCCCTGATGGGGGTGTCCCCTCCAAATAGATCAGCCATTATTGCTCCTTTCTGCATAGAATTTGTCCAGAGCCCTTGAGAAACCTTCAACAGCACAGGAGAACACCCTCATTTCACTGAGTGTTGAGTTGATCTCATCGATGAGCCTGTTGCAGTTGTCAATGGTGCTGTTGATATTATCCAGCCTCCGCTGGTTCTCCTCACTCAGTGGGATCGTAGTCCCGATTTCAGAAGATCGGGGCTCCTGTGCCACCGTTTTGGGCTCATTTGCCCTGTTCTGGGTTTGATCGTTGGTTGTCAT